TGACCACCACTGAGAAACTAATCTTCATTGCATCCTTTATGTGGATGATGAATTGGGGTACCAGAATTGTTTATCAAGGATTGTCTCATGCATTCTATTGAAGTCGTACCGTCATTTACACCTGTACCGTCTTGTAAACCCCTTCTAGAGTGGTTTATGACAGAATATCTGTCTGACCATAGTGTAGACCTTACAGTGGTCTATATGCCCCTATCTGATGAGGGTGTGATGGGGTGGTTTTTAATCGAAGATGACCATGAGTTTGTCATTCAAATCGATGAGAACCTACGAGGTGATGAACACGACAGAACCCTATTACACGAACTGACACACATGAAACAGTATCTACTTGGTTTACCTAGGTGTGAACTATGTACATACTTTCAAGAAGATGAACTACTTGACAGGTATAAAGATGTCGAGTAGACTAGGTTTGTCAGAGAAGATAAGGATACTATAAGACCTTATTAGAGACAACTAAATAGAACGTCTATACTCGACACATAGATGTAAAACCCCCCTTCGAGGGGGTTTTAGTTTGACAACCTTTCTAAATAGTATTGTCGAGTATAAGATGTTATGAATAACTATTACACCTACATGTACTGTAGGGAGGATGGAACCCCCTATTATATTGGTAAAGGTAGAGGGAACAGAATTCATTCTACACACAGAAAGGTAGGATTACCCCCTGTAGAGAGAAGAAAGTTTCTAAAAACTAATCTGACAGAGGAAGAGAGTTTTAAACACGAAAGATATATGATTAGTATTCTTGGTAGAAAGGATATTGGTACAGGAATACTTAGAAATCTAACAGACGGTGGTGAAGGTCCCTCTGGTAATGTTCAGTCAGAGGAGACCATTCAGAAGAGAGTTCAATCAAGAAAGGGTTATAAACCCCCCGAAGAGTTAAAACAAAGAATATCTAAAACATTGATGGGACATACACAGTCTGATGAAACCCGTCAGAAAATATCTAATACTTTGAAGGGTCGAAAGTTACCTCAGGAAACAATTGATAAAATTATCAAAACAAGAACGACGGGGAAGTTCAGGAAGAAGGTGAAGGAGAAAACCTGGAATGGAATACCCCTATCTAAATTGACACCAGAACAGAAAGAAGAAAGGAAATGGGAACAACATGATAAAAGGGTTCTATCAAATTGTAATAAAAAAAGACTGGGAAAGAGGTCGTAGACCCCCCGTAAGGGGGACGTAGAGACAGTTTAAGAAGTGTCTACAGAACCCCCCTTTCAGGTCTCTGATACCCTACAATTGACTTGTCAACCAACAGAAAAATGAAAAGTAAATTCGTCTGTGTCCAACCCAAGTCTACCAAGGCTAAGAATCGTTTTCATAACATGATGGACCAATTGCATTCTTGTAAAGTAGAACAAGAAACTGATGATAAAATGTTTTTGAGTTCTATTACTGGACGTTACCACTTTTGGATGAACAAAACTAATGACAACAACTGGCAAGTAATCAAATGAATTACAATGAAACTTGGAAAGTAATGAATGACCTTGAGGATTCATTCAATAAAATTAGCACTGTAGATTTTCTTTCAGAAAAACTGAATGATGCAGTAAACAGTGGTAATCAACAGGATGTAGTTGACATTAGTCATGCATTGCTTGCATTTCTTCCTGTATATCAGAAAGATTTTGATGAAAAATTTCAGGTTGCATGGAAGAAAACTGTTGTCGAACTTCATAAAGAAACGTTTTTTAACAAAATCGGTCTTACTGAATAAATTTGTCTAAAATTCAGATAGATATGTTAGGATTTGACAACACTATGACTCTTCCTTCTAAAGACAACAAGCTTTCTCAACAAGAAATCGAATCTATTGGGATAGCATTAGAGCAATCAGACATTCGTGCCATTCATCCAAATCGAATGGAAGCATTCGCAGAGTATCTTGTAAGTAAATTAACTGAACAAAATGATGGACAAGAAACAAAAACTTGTAATTGCACATGCGCAAGTGGAAAATCTATTTGCACTAACAGAGGAATTTGAGTATAAAGATTACATTCAAAGTAAACTTTATAAACTTAAGTATGAATTTGAGCGTCAGTTAGGTCTTATTGACAAACAAGTCTAAATCTATTATACTATCAGAGTAAACTACAGGAGCAGATGAAGTATCTTTTTATTGTTGATCACTTCGTACCATTTCCACAATCAGAATATGGTGGTATTTGGGCAGTGAGGGCATCAAATGAGGAAGAGTGTTTTGACCTCATTACATCACACGATAATGATCTGTATCCTGAGTTTTATGGTAAGCTCAGAGAGAATATTGAAAAAGCCACTAAATATGGTTTAACAGATAATGAACCATCTGAAGTACTCGAAAGTTTCCTAACATGACTAAACAAAAGGATCCCAACGACAAATATTCTGAGTGGGAGGTTGATTTCCATTCAAATGAACCTCATGAGGAAGATGAGGTAAAAGAAAGTGAAGGTGTTATCAATGATTGGCATTCACGTCACAGAGATAAACTCCTAGATGATTTTTGTGATACCCATCCAGGTTCTCCACAATGTAAAGTTTTTGATGACTGAATCCGAAAAACGTGCTCTTGATCTTATGATTGAGAGTGTCCTCAAACCTGACGCCAAACTCCGTGGTTGTGCATATAATCAGGGATGTTATGATGAGCTCATGGAGTGGAGAAAGAAGATGTTAGATCTTCTTCAATCATATAATGAATCAACTGACAATGGAATTTCCTCATCGACCACCTAACGGTTATGAATACTGGACTGATGATTATTCAAAGACAATCAAACGTATTTGGATAAGAAATCTAGACACCGAATTTTCATATACAGATAAAAGACCAAGTTCTGTATGGGGATTTTTCTGTCGTCGTAAATGTGTCTTTATGGCACCTATACATAAAGACAAACCTGGTAAAGTTGTAAAACCAGAAGATACGACTCCTTATTCTGCGATGCAACTTAACTTAAATCCACTCATGGCCGCCTTCAATGAATAACTTAGATCCATCACAAATTACATTAGAAACACCTTCTAAGTCTTTTGCTTATGAGAAACTTTCTCGTGAGATAAATGATTGTAACGATATTGTGATATTAAAAGAGGCTCTTCGTTGTTATGTCAAGCTCTACTTTCGTCAACAAGAAACAATCTCTCTCATTGGAGCACCTAGAATCAGAGATGAAAACATTTGACGTAGAAGTCAATGATTATGTAAAATGGCACCATTATGGTGGTATTGATGAAGGTTGGGTATATTTTAAGTGTGATGAATATATTACTATTGAAGTAGGGATTAAACCTAAACCCTATTGTAATTTGGTAAAAAATGTGTTACACTGTAACGATCATATTCTAGTTGTTTGTCATAGTCAGTATTGGGATGAATTAGAATATATAAAAACAAGGAAATCTAAACATGAAACTGAAGAATGTTTTGTTAGGACTATCTCTATTGATCGTCCCTCCAGCCATGGCTGAACCCACTCAGGGTTATTACACCATGGATGCGATGGGTTGTATGATTCTTAGAGAATGTACTGACGGGGTTGAAGAAATAATTTCAATCAAAGATATTTCAAAAAAATATCCTAAATCAGATTTTTCTTTAGTTTCTGGTGAATTTAATACTATATTAAATGCACTTCAACAAGTAGGAGTGAAAGTATTTCTTGCTCCTCAAAAATATTTTCCACCTGGACATCGTGGTGTTTATCATACCGTAAGTAATAATTTTTATCTTAATGATGCTTTTATGCATCGTCCTAATGTCTTGATGACAGTTATGAGACATGAAGGATGGCATGCTGCTCAGGATTGTATGGCAGGAAGTATCAAAAACTCATTAATTGCTATTATATTACCAGAGGAGGATGTTCCTCAAATCTGGAGAGATATGACAGAGAAAACATATCCACCTTCTGCAGTTCCTTGGGAATCAGAGGCCAAATGGGCAGGATTGACTGAGGAAATGACTATGAAAGCACTTAATGCTTGTGCTGGTGGTAATATGTGGGAAGTATATACACCCACTCCACTCACACGTAAATGGTTAGTTGAAAACGGTTACATCAAATGATACCTATTATTATTACAGAGCCAATCACTTGGCAGAAAATAGAAGTTCCTCAAGAGATTATTCAACATTGTGCAGAGTTTACAATGTTAGACCCTTATGATAGTAATCAATTACCAATTAATAATTTAAGACTATTGGATTGTTATTGGTATAATATGGATTACTATCGCGATATGGTTGTTGTTCCTCCTGGTTGGTGATGTGGAGAATTTGGTCACTAGCATTAGGTAGGAAAGATGGAAGAACGGACAGGGAAGCTGATTATATCGCTGTCATTAGGACTGTGGTTTTTGTTACTTATTTCATCACAAACTGCTTTATTGTCGCTGGTGTCATACGTCACTGGAACTCGGTAGACAGTTGTAAAAGTGTCACAAGTTTATTGACACCCGCTCCTAAATAGACTATAGTTTTAAGGTGTCAATCAGGAGTATCATGTCTGCCACCTATCTTCCTCAGCGTCAAAAGTTTAGAATTACTTTGGAACTAGATGTTATGGATGATTTCATCCCACAAAACATCGATTGGGAAAAAGTGTTAGAGATTCAAAGTGGTGAAACCGTCGATGCTTATGTTGAAGATTTGTCAGTTCCTGACTGTTTCTTCTCCTGATAATATCATGGGTGATAAATAATCATATTATCACCCTCCAATCATGGCCTTTTACGCAACTAAACCATCATTGATTGATTCAAACATCACAGTATATTATGCTGGTGGTAATAGATGGTCTGACCAATCATCGGAGAAAGTAACTTATGCAACCCGTGAGGGTTTAGATGCAAAGGTTGCCAACATTGATGGTAAAACTGGTGGGTTCAAAAATGCTACGGTTGTAGAAGAATGAAAACATTAAGAGATTTCCTATCAGAAGCGTACGATCCTGACCTCAAAGGCGCACAGATTCGTAGAACTGGTGAAGGTGGTAGGAAACAACCTAAGAGAGAAACTGAAACAAGAAGAAAGCCTGGTCAATCACCACGCATGAAGGCAGTTGGTGGTGGTAAGATGGCACCTGTTGGTGAATATAAGACTCGTAAAGATGTAGGTACAACTAAGGCACGTTCTGAAAGAGAACAACAACCTGAAAAAGAACGTGGTTCAACTGAAGTCAAACAATCTTATGCCGATAAGGTAAAGGCAGAAAGAAAAGCAGCAGCAAGAGCACGTATTGCGGCAAGAAAGGCAGGTACTGAAGTTAAGAAGACTGAAACATCTTCAACTGCTGCTGAAAAGAAAGCAACACAACTTCTGAAGACAAAGAAAGCAGAACCTAAGAAGACTGAACCTGCAAAACCACGTCGTAGTTGGAAAACTGCAGAAGGTGGTGGTATGACAAGAAAAGAAAGAGATGCTGCACGTAATAAAGAAACTGGTCAAAGTAGAAAAGATGTGAAGTCACAACTTCGTGCTGATTTTGAGAAGAAACACGGCAGAAAACCAAATAAGAAAGAGGCAATTCAATTGACTGCAAAGGCACATGCCGCATCTAAGGCTCTAAAATGACACACAAACAGATGAGATTGTTTCAATCAAAATCAGAATCAATATCATTTTTAGAAACTAATTATTCAATGACGAATGTAGAAGCAACTCGTTATGTTGATAATCATACTATCATGAAACCTGATGACAAAGTTTGGGTAGTTCTCCCCTGACGTAATTACTCACCTTGAAAGGTCACCTATAGTACGAGACCACACCATATTATGACACAAACACACATTTCTCACCCCGAAGATCTTATTTTGACTGGCGATATGTCAGTCTTTGATCTTCTGTATGATCGTGCTCACATCTCTATGAAGATGGACGGTATGAGTTTGGTGTGGGGTACTAATCCTGCCAATGGTAAGTTCTTCTGTTGCACGAAGGCCGCATTCAACAAGAAGAAGATTCGTCTTTGTTATACACAAGAGGATATTTTGACCCACTTTGGTCATCAGATGGAAGTAGTAGATATTCTATCTCGTTGTTTGAAATATCTTCCTCGTACTGGTAAAATTTACTGGGGCGATTGGCTTGGTTTTGGTAAGACTGATGTATTCACTCAGAATACTCTGACTTATGTTTTCCCTGAGGCGATTGACCAACAATTGGTTATCGCTCCACACACTGTTGTCAATGTGTATGCTGAGATGTGGCAAAATGTTTGTGTTCCTTTGACTGAAACTTTGGAAGATACTGATATTGTCAAGTGGGTTCAACCTTCTGTCGATCGTATCCCTCCAAAGGAAACTGCACCCAAGATTAACACCAAAGGTATCAAGTTTCTGACTGACAAGGAGGCAGCCAAGGCAAAGATTGCAATCAATCAACTCATCAAATCTGGTCAGTATATTGATGATGCCACACTTACTGACATTCTGGGTTGCCAACACCTGGCTAATCTGTACCAATATGTGATGGAAATTAAACTGGATATTATGGACAGTTTGATTGTGACTGATGCACCACAATCTTATCTTCCCAATGGCAAAGAATGTAGTGGTGAAGGTTATGTGTTTCATTCTGAAACCCATGGTTCAGTGAAGTTGGTTGATAGGACAACTTTTGCCTACGCTAACTTCCATAATGGGTTCGGTACATAATTACTCACCTTGAAATGACCACTGTATTGTAACCACTTAGATTATGATTAAACTCCGTCCTCACCAACAAGACGCCGTTTATGCACTTCGTAATAATAGTATTGGGCAGGTCATAGTGCCGACTGGAGGCGGGAAGACATTGATCGCAATCATGGACGCGATTAAAAGGTTTGAAGTGAATGTTCCGAGAACTATTATTGTTGTTGCACCAAGAATACTTCTAGCCGAACAACTGTCATCAGAGTATCTGGAACACATCACCAATGCTAATGTTCTCCATGTTCATAGTGGAGAGACGCATCATTTCAGCACTACGAAGTCTGAACGTATCAAACTTTTTGTTGATATGTGTCACACTATGCGTGAACACGTTATTATCTTTACCACCTATCACTCTCTCCATCGTGTTCAGGAGTCTGGTATTGCTGTAGATACGATTTACTTTGACGAGGCACATAACTCTGTCCAACGTAACTTTTATCCCGCAACAGAATATTTCTCTAAACATGCAGATCGCACTTTTTTCTTTACTGCCACACGCAAAACCAGTGTGACTGTGAAGAAACCAGGTATGAACTGGACTGAAACTTATGGTCAGGTAATTGCACGTGTGTCTGCACCTGAACTGGTGGAAAATGGGTATATTCTTCCACCTAAAGTCAAGGTGATTGAGATGGATAAGATTGACAAAAAGTCTCTCACTCCTCATCTTGAGGGTAACAATGTCCTTGCATCTATTGACCAAATCAACATCAAGAAGATTTTGGTTTGTGTAAAGACCACACGACAGTTACAGAACCTGTTCATGACTGATTTTGCTGATCAGTTGTTAGAACGTGGTTACTCTTATCTTTACATCACCTCTCGCACTGGGGCAATTATCGATGGTGTCAAAGTGTCCCGTGAAGAGTTTTTTAATACTCTGAATGCATGGGGCAAAGATAAATCTAAAAAGTTTGTGTGTCTTCATAGGTCAATTCTTTCAGAAGGCATTTCTATTAACCAACTGGAGGGAGTTATCTTCCTTCGTAACATGGACGTTATTGAACTAACCCAATCTATTGGCCGCGTGTTGAGAACATACCCTGACAAAACATATGGTTTGCTTTGCGTTCCTACCTATTCTAATGTTGGTGTTAGTACCGCTCGCTCACTTCAAAAGGTCATTGACATCGTGTTTGAAAAAGGTGAGATGTATGATTCTGTAACTCGTCGCTAAATAGACTGGGCAGTCAACATTGAGTCTTGGCGGATTAGTTGACGTAAGTCCCACAATATGTTAAAATCTAAATAATAATAGTCACGCCAAGACTCATGAACGAATACTATACCTACGCATATTTGCGTGAGGACGGAACACCCTACTACATTGGTAAGGGTAAGAAACGTAAGGTGGGTAATGCATACTCACGTACCCTAGCAAAGCACAATAATATAGGCATACCGTCACAAGATAGAATACTTATTCTCAAACACTTTGATTTGGAGTTTGATGCTTATAAACACGAAATCTATATGATTTCTATTTTTGGTAGAAAAGATGTGGGTACAGGTATATTATACAACAAAACGATGGGTGGTGATGGTGTTTTCGATATTTCGCAAGAACAGAGAGAACGAATTAGTAGATTACACAAGGGTAAAGTATTATCTGTTGAAACAAGAAAAAAGATAAGTGAGACAAGATTAGCAAGAGGGTATAAACCCAGTGAAGAACAAAAGAGAAAATGCTCACAAATGTTCAAGGGTAAAGGTAACCCTAACTATGGCAAGAAACACTCACCAGAAACACTTAAAAAAATCTCAGAAGGAACACGAAACAAGAACCTAAAAACTAGACAGTTTATCACACCCGACGACGAAATAATTACTATCACTAATCTGAGACAATACTGCGAAACACACAATCTAAATCATAATTGCATGATAAACTTACACAATGGTCACAGTAAATCTCACAAGGGATTTAGAAAGGCATAATGTTCAAATTATGACATTTAATTATCGGAGGTAATATGTCTTTTCAATATACCAACTCATACATTCTTGATTCACATCCAGGACCATTACCTATCATCGTGGGTGATGGTTATCTGGCTGCAATTTCATTGGTAGGATCAACAACTAAAATGGTGGTTATTGATAATGGCACACCAGTGAAAGTTTGTCGTAACAGACAATCTGCAATGACATTGATTAACAAACTCAAGAAAAAGAAACGACGATAGAATTACTCACCTCCAAATGTCCCCTATAGTGTAGATACCACACTTACATGACTCAAACCACTCCTCAAGTTATTGTTACTCGCGATGAGTATCTTGCCGACATCAAAGTACGTTGGGAGATTCATCAGTATGAGACTAACAAACTCGTTGAAGATGTAAAACAACTCGTTGATTATGTCAAGCCTTTCATTCAACAAACTGTTGAGTATGTGAAAGATTCTTATCAACGTGAATTTGGTCCTAAGACCACTGTTTGATTATTTACCGCTGAGAGGGGTCTGTAACCCTCTACAGCGGGTTTTTTATACTTTTTTAATATGAACATCGACACTCAACTTTTGACAATTATTGACGGTTTGCAAGATGCAGTCAATGTTAGTAATGAATGTAAACTTGATCCTGACAAAGGTTATCCATATGCAACGGGATATTCTCGTGCATCGATGGAATCTGCCATTTCTGACTTAAATCAACTTGTTGAACAGTATCGTAATGTCACCTGTGAGTTTATCAATGAAAACTGAAACTTTTGTAATCAAATATGATTTTGATGAAGAATTTGTATGGCACGATCTTGGTGCGATTTTCAGTGAATCTGGTGTTCAACCACAATATGTATTTGTGACACCACATAAACTAATGGACAATGTTCAGATTACTTTTAACAGTAGGGAGGAGGCAATTAAATTCACTGAAGTATATCTTGACAGTGAAGATCCTGCAGACATTCAAGAATACGTAATTCCCCAATCCTGATAACAATGAAAAAACTATTTCTTTCTATTTTTGCTGCAAGTGCAGTTTTAATGCCAGGTGTCTCCAAGGCAGGTAATCTTCATGATGACCATGCAGAATTATGGAAGACATTGCAAGACATTGGTATTGTTACCCTTATCAATCACACTAATCATTGTAATGATAGGATCGGTCTCGATGGAATTTATTACACTCACGCTGGTATGTTAGTAATTTGCCAAGAAAAAATGATTCCTGGTTCAGATAAACAATTTAACTGGACTGTCAGTGATTACAATACACTTCGCCATGAAGCACATCATGTAGTGCAGGATTGTGCTGCAGGTGGTTATAGTGGAGACGGTAAAACTACCACATTGTTTAATGAAGATGAATTTGACGAATTTGTCAGAATATCAAGTTATTCCACTGAGGATTTGAAAGAATTGTATTTTCGACTTAATAATAAAGGTCTGAGTAAAAAGGTTATCAGGGAAGAAATCGAAGCCTATGTTGTTGCTGAGGACATTGATGCAGAATCAATTAAAACTAAATTGATCGAATTCTGTTCTCGATAGAATTACTCACCTCTAAACGTCCACTTTATTGTAACCAGTCAAAATCATGAACAATTCTTCACAAATCATCCGTGAACTTCAAGAACTTCGTAAAACTTGGCGTGCACAAAACTTTACCTACACCACTTCGCAACAGAATCGATATGATGAATTGACTATGCTTCGTCGTGCATTTATTGAAAAGTGGGAGGAAGATGGCTTGGTCTGGAAAGGCCCTTCTAACGTAGGTAAAGCCACAACTACCGACTGAATTACAATTTAATTATTATTATTTTTTTATTATGCATTTTGATCCTAATCAAACCGAAAGATTTACCACTGATGGTACAACTTTCGAATTTAATTATGAACGAACAGAGTATCTGTCAGGTGAAATTCTTGACCAGTATGAGACCCAAATCAAAAAGATGGGTAAATCATATAAAAAGACAAATAATAGAGATAAGAAATATAATTTAGCACAAAACATTCTGGCACTTCATGGTGAATGGAATGTTAAAGATAATGATGAAACTTTATACCTCATTTTTAATGAAAATGATGAATGTTTCACTGATGTAATTACCGAGAATGAGTATTACGCTAATCCCATAGAAGAATAATAATGTCAAACACAGAGAGGTGTTAAATTGTAAGGACAATCGTCAACTCTCAAAATTACTCACCTCCAAACGTCCACTATAGTGTAACCACTGCAATCATTATGATCACACAAACCAAACCACAATTCTTGACTGAAGCACTTGTTGAAGTGTTAAACAATGAATGGAAAGTTAATGCGATTGAGTCTAATAGTGTTACCTATCATCAACTTGAGATTGAAGAAGGTCGCAAATATATCAAGATCTGGCAATATCTTGTCGGCGATGAGGGAAGAATCAGGGGACGTTCTTGCTGGATGTTTGTTGATAAGAACTCTGGCGAATGTTACAAACCTGCTAGTCACAAAGCACCTGCAAAAGGTGTTCGTTATCTGATCACTCAGTTGGCAGATAATCCTCACATTTGTGATCCTTACGGTTCGTTTCTGTATCTCTAATGATGGCAGCGTTTCGGTTCTTTTACTACATTTTCTGCGGTGTATTTTTCACCGTAATTATTAAAATCCTTTCTAACAACTAACATGGCACTTTCTGCAAAATGTGTATCCAAACTCGCCGACGCATTGAAGGAGGATATTATCAATCAAATCTATGAAGATGAGCGTTATATGGAAATGATGACCGACATGGTTGGTGATGCTCTCCGTGAAAAGCTTGGTGACATTGATGATGATCTATATTTTGACCTTGGCATGGTCTTGATTGACCGAATTGAACTAAAATAGAATTACTCACCTCCAAATGTCTACTTAAGTAACCACACCTAACAAATGACTGCCACCACCAAAAAGTTTCTAACTAATCAACTTAAGCTTATCATGTCATTGACTGATGAGCAGGTCAATATCTACACCCGTGAGACTATGTTCAAGGTTGTGGAGGATCTTTCTGGTGGTATTTGTTGGGCTGGTTCTCATAAAATCGATGACACTGGTGCTCTTCTTACTCCACAAGCATTTCTGAAATGGAGTGAACATCCTGACAAAACTTTGTCCAGTGTGATTGATATGAAAGTCAAAGGCGGACACAGTTTGACTAAAGAACACTTCGGCGGAGTTCGTAGTGGTTCAAAGTTCATATTTGCATATCATTACGATAAGTTTGTGGAAGATCGTTCTTATGATCTTATCACCAATTTCTTGGCAGATATTGATAAACTTTCTAAAGTAGTTGTGTCCACCCGTGAAGAGAATGAAGCCTTTGCTCTTATTCGTAAACGTGGACCACAAGATTACAAAAATATTGACATTGACCATCTGATTTATGTCAATAACGTATCACGAAAGAAGTTTGTGAGTTGTGAACATAAGGTTGTAGATTCTGACCTGACTCCATACTTTCCTAAGGTATTGTTGGGTTGACAGAATTACTCACCTCCAAATGTCCTCTATAGTGTAACCACTGATTTTATGATGACACTAACTGAACGCAATCAAAAACTCTACGATCTTCGTGAGAAACTAATCAAGGCTCGTGCAGAAGTTGCATGGATTGAGCAAGAGATTTGGCTTGTTCGTGATCAATATGATCGCCAAGATCTTGATCTTTACAAAGAAATGTTTGGCGATACTCCCATGGCAGAGGAGACTTATGGTGGTTGATTAAGCAGCCACAGAATTACTCACCTCCAAATGTCTCCTATAGTGTAACCACGCTTCAAACAAATGCAAGAAACTAAATTCCTTCTTTATGGCCAACATGTCCGTCCTCATGATGGATACACCCGAAACGATTGTCTGTCTTATATGAAAGAAACTGCGGAAGATGCAGTTGTTACATGTAACAAACTTTATCCTCACTTTGTGATTCAATCCATTGAAATTGATGAAAGTGAGCCTGAAGTTGTAAAAGTACAATCATTGCGCTGAGGAATAATTTGGTCTGATACAAAATTACTCACCTCCAAATGTCTCCTATAGTGTAATCACTTAACTCGCATGACTTATCCACTCGGTATCGACAACCCTATCATCGCAAAAGGTGTGATAGGGTCACACAAAT